AGAAACTACAACATAAGATCCTCTAAAGAACGGCGGCGCGCCGGTGTTATAAGACGGTTCAACCGGCGCGGTGGCGTTTGAATGATCATCTTGAATACAAGCGCTTTGATAAGTAAGATCCGCCATTAAACGGCCGTTATCAAGTGAAATAGAAATAGATTCCAAAACGCATCCGAAGCAATTAGTTTTAAAATCTACTCCGTTAATTTGGAAAGCAACCGAAGCCACTTTATTTCCGGTTTCCGCGCGGCTTCCGGGATACCAAGTTTGAAGCGCTCTTAAAGTTGTAGAAGTAGTTAAATTTGAAAGAGCCGGTGAAATAGCAATTCCGCCGCCGTCATCATTATCGGTAACCGCCGTATATTCGGCGCGGCCGGCGATTTCGCAACCTAGAAGCGCGCCTACCGAATAATCGGTATTTGTTAAAGTAGGGGTGAATAGATTGTTATTCGATACGGCCGAAGGCGTATCATTTGTAATTGTATGTTTAGCGGTTTGGAAACCGGCGCCTAAAAGATAGCCTAAATAATTCGTATCGTAATTATTTGGAGTCGCGCCAATTGTAGTTAAATCTAAAGTTAATTGTACTTGACCGGTTCGGCGGCGAACTCTAGAACCGCTTGAATAAACGGTATCCGGCTCCGGTGGTAATCCATATGAACCGTCACGCGCGTCCGTTCGTTCACTTGCGACCGGCTCGCCATAAATCAAAATTGGTTCGCGTTCACAAGGGATTGATACAAATGTAAGGCTAGAAGCGTCCGGAAGGCCGTTTGAATCCAAAGCGCCAAAGTTTACGCCTTCACTAGCTACTGATAAAGATCTATGTGTTACACTCATCTTTAAGACTCCAAAAATAAAAGGTCAAAAGGAACGGTTAAAACGTATCCTAAAAGCTCGCCGTCAATTTCACCTATCAAAGGTTCGGCGCTTGGTATACCCGGAATGACTGAAACAATTCCGGTGTTAACTAAATCATAATCCGGCCCCTTCAAAGTATCAATCAATTTCGCCGCGTCTTCATTCATAAGACGCTTTAGAAATCCGAGATCTTGAGGAATAAAATACTCAACGCGTACTTCTAGAGAAGTTCTCTTTCGGCCGCTTAATCCGGCTTCGCCGTCATCTTCGGCATAGGTTGTAGTTTCGATCTCAAAATAACGGTTATTATTAGCGCGGCGATTTAAAGGAAGGGTTCGGCCGTTTCCGGTTTGGATCGCTACAAAAGAATGATGAGGATCGGTTTTAGGTATGATTGATTCAATCATATCTTCTAGCTTTTCCAAGCTTTTAAAAATGCCTTGTGTCATGCTTTAGAACCTTTATCAATCTTTCTTGAGATCTCATCTTGAACGGATTGGTTTAAGATGTTTACATCATCATTTGATAAACCAATAAATTCGCGTTTTTCATTTACATAATAACCATAATATTGAACGTTTGAAGTTAAGCCAATTTTGAATTTAGTTTGTTCGGCTTCTAATACTACAAGATTATTCATTAAGGCGCCGCTTAAAACTAAATCGACTTCGGCGGAATCGTCTTGATGAGGATTCCTTCGGCCGCGCTTTCTAGACTTATCCTTATATTCTTTATATCCATCTTCAAAAAACATACTTTGACCGGTTCGGCTTAATCGGCCGCCTTTCGGTTTCAACCGCGCGCCGGTTCCTTTATCGATTGGGATATAAATGGCTTTCTCCGAATATTTATCAAAAGCGGCTCCGTTTGCGTCAATCCCTTTAGACGTTCTAAGTTTGATTGATGCAAGCGTGTTCATAGCTAAACGCATTGTGTCTTTTTTAGTCCAAAGTTGTTTAGGAAAGTTTAGTTTAACTTTAGCCATTTTTAAAACTTTCTAAACCGGAAGTGACTTCCGGTTTAAATCAAAAAGCTAAACCGGAAGTGACTTCCGGTTTAATGTCTCATTCCTCTTTTAGCGATAAAGAAAGAATCATTTGAGGATCTATTATAGCTTTTCCAAGATGCTCTAAAATCGGAAGTCCGGCCGCCGGATTCCCTTAAATCAAGTTCGTTTTCATCAATTACGCCGTCACCGTCTAAATCTAAAGCGATCGATCTAAAAGCGATTTCCATTAATTCTTTACACCGGTTTCTCATTTCCGAAGCTATATCTAATTGAAGATTTTGTTCATAAATTAGCGCGGCGGTGCAATAAGCGTGACTCAATAAAAAAGAATCCGGGTTAAAGACCTCATCTTCGGTTGCACCTTCGGCCAAAACTACGTCACGGATTTGTAAAATCAATTCATTTTCGGCGGCGTTGATTTGGTTTGAAAAGTCGCTTTGTCTCCTTGGTACCATATCGGCGAGCGGCGCGAAAATCTCAACTAAGTTATCATGGCTTAAACCGGTGGAAAATGGGCGCGGCGTTGTTTTAAGAATTCCCTTTTCTTGTTTATCAACCGTATTCGCGCCTATATCGGAAGTATAGTTGATCACGTAAGGATAACTATTTGAAACCGTTAAAACGGCCGCCGCGGTTGTTATAGAAGCGGTCCATAAAGCGAACTCTAGAGAAGCGCTTGAACTCAAATCTATATCACGCGGTAAGGGTTCGGCTAATATCGCCGAAGTTCCGACAATCCGATTTACATTGACCGTGTAAAACGTATCGCCGGCCGTAATAAGGAAAGCTTTGATTTGATCTCTTTGAAGTCCGGTCGCTTGGTTGTCAATCGTTAAAGTCCGGCGGTCATTTCCAATTGCCGAAACGGTCGCCGCGGATCTTGTTTGAGTCAAGTTATAATCAATCGAATCAAGACTTAAAACCGGAGTTCCGGAAATGGGCGCCGGTGCGTTCCATTCAAAAAGATAATCTTTATTTAAGACGGCCTTTTTCATTTCTTTCTACCTCCGGAATTCGCTTTAGCTATATCCGCCGAAGTTGCTCTTTGAAGATCGGCGGCTTTCATAAAAGATTCGGTTATAGGTGACCATGAATGGCGGCAATTATAACCGCCGCCGGATGATCGAACCGATAAACCTTGACCATTGTTTAATTGAGATAATTGAGTCTTGTCTACGACTTTATCTATTAAAGGTCTACAAAATGACCTTGTGACTCCATCTTTCGGTCCGGTGTATAGATATAAATCCAAACCGACCGAATCCGCGGCTATCATATTAACCGACCTCCCAAATTGAGAAATCTTTGTTCTTACCTCCGTTTGTAAAGTTCCCGCGCCTTTCTCTAAAGTTAAAGCAAGGTTTGAAATGGCGAGCTTTGGAGGCGTATCGACTACCATTGATAAAAGAGAATCTTTAACGTTTTTCGCTACGGTTGGAATGATAATATCATCAAACACATTTTGAACCGTTAAAGCTTTTATAGAGTCGATTTCGCTTTTTATAAATATTGGCGTGTAAGTCGGATCTACAACTTGAATCGATTGATTAACCGCTTCAAGAAGTTTATTTTGTTGATCAATAAAGTCTTCTATAGTTTCCGAAATCCCGCCGGATAAAATCAATTCAATCAATTGATTCTTAGGAAGGGATAAAAGAAACTCCGGTGAAGTTTGATCAAGTGCTTCTTCTAGAAAACTTGTTAAGCGGCGCGCGGCTTTTTTATAGACCGTTCCGAACCGGTCCGCGGCTCGCTTTTCGGCTTTGATTTCTTTGATTCTAGCTTTTGTTATTTTCGCTAAAATTGGGGGTTGCTCTTTGGCTTGCCGTGTTAAATCTTCAATCGCTTTTTGATCGCCGTCAACCCCTTCGGCGAGTAATGAATGATGATGATCGGCAAGGCAAAGATACATAAATCAAAACTCTTTAGGCTAAGCAATCGGTGATCAAGTAGGCGAAGGAATCATCAATCTTAGTGAATGATTGAATTTCTTCACTATAAACGTAACGGCGAGTGCTATCATTTGAATCATAAGTATTAGCGGTAACACCTCGGAACTCAAAATCTAAAGCGGCAACCGGCATTGCTTTAACATTTCCGGACTTGCTTACGATAGCGTCACTTCCCTTCATAATTCCCATGAAGATTGTTTCGCTATTCCAAATGTAAGATTCACTTGAAGCTTGGCCGGCGTTTGCGGTTTCGCGGCGCGCGGCTCCTACGTATACATTAGGAATTCCAAGTACGGTTCTTAAAACTTCAATTACCGCTTGATCACTTAAAAGACGGTTTCCACTTGCGATTCCGGCGGTTGAGTCGCCTACATAGCCGCGCATTTCGGGATTTCGCGCCAACTCTCGGAAAACTTCGCGGCCTAAAATCAAAGTATCCGGATTGATTCCATGGCTTTGAGCAAATACCAAATCTTTTACGATATGAAGGTCACTTAAAGGTTCGGCGCCGGCCGCGTTAAATTGCGATCCTTTACCACCGGGGATTCCCGCCGCCGTTGAAGTGTTTGTGAAATTATTGGTATCAAAAAGAAGATCCGCCGCGCGCTTCTCTTTAGCTAGTTTCATAGCTCTTCCGACTTTTCGCGCCATTCGTTCTTCTTCACTTCCGGGATATTGTGAATCAAAAATATCTTCCATAGCGATCGAATCCGAAGCGGAATAAATCTTAGCTTTATAAGTCAAGTTTGATCGATCGAAAGAGCCTAGCATTGCGCGGCTTGCACCCGGCGCGCGCTCCAAATCTAGAGAAGTAGCGCCCATAAAGTTACGGGTATTTTCGATTAAAAGAGTTCCGCTTCTTTCCGGAATATTGATCTTTTCAAAGATTTGATCCGCGATTAATTGGGAATCGCTAGGAATCGCCTCAATGGCGAGATTAGTTAAAATTTGATCGACGGGATGTAAATTAGAATATTGTGAAGCCATTTAAAAAACTCCTTAAGCTTTAACGATTGAAGGCCCGGTGAATAAAACTTCGGCTTGATCATTATCCGCCGATCCGGTTGAATTAATGTTAGGAAGTACGCGCGCAATGACAAAGTCACCTTGTCCCGCGGTTTCAAGTTTTCCGGTATTGGAAGCGGTCAACAATGCCGCGCCGGAAACTGAAAAATCAGCAATTGCGGCAAGTTTAGCGCGGGAAACTCCATAAACTAGAACGTCCGTTGATTCACCGGCGGCCGCGCCGCGTTGCGCAATTCCTAGAATAGTTGAGTCACCGGCGTCCGCGTGGGCGCATTGTGCAATTTTTCCATTTGTGTCAAACTTGACTAGATCATATTCCGCGATTGTAGAAGCGGCGACATAGGATAATACAATATTTTGAACTTGCATAATTTACACTCCGAAAGCTTGGTTATATTCTTGAGAGTTATTGATTCGGAATTCCGAAAGGGCTTGATGATAAGATAAACCCTTCTCTTCTTGAATCTTGAGAATCTTTTGATTGATTGTTTCTTTATTGATTTCTTGACCGCTTGCACCGTGACCGATTTGTTCCATAGGAACGGCGGTATTTGATCCGCGCTCGCTAAACATATTCCAAAAAATAGAAGCGCCGTTTTTATGTTGATTGAAAGCTTCTTCGGCGGCCGGTTGTTCGGCCGGCGTGATTTTGCCTTCTCTTAATAAATTGGCGATCGCTTCGCGGCGTTCGATTGAAAGTTTATCATTTTCAAGCGCGGCAATTCGTTCTTTATATTTAACGGATTCTTCGCGAAGGCTTTGGATTTCGCTTAAGAGTTGAACGGTAGAGACTTCACTCATTTTATAATGCTCTTTCATTTTCTTCTTTTCGTCCTCATCATGTTCTTTCATTTTCTTTTCGTCATCATGTTCGGCTAATTTCTCTTTATCCTCATCATAATGCTCTTTCATTTCTTTCTTGTCATCATCTTCGGCAAGTTGAGAGTCTTCTTGATCTCTAATGATCTTAGACTCGTTTTCTTTAGCCATATCTTTGATTTTCGCTTCAAGGCTTTTGACCATTCCATCTTTAGCCATTAAAGCTTCAATCAAATCTTCTTGAGACATAGAAGTCAAATCGGTTTTATCCATTTGTACATTCTCCTTAAGGGTGATTCGATCAATCTTGTTTGATTGTTGAGCCGGCCGCGGTGTCAAGGTGACCGCTAAAAGTTGCGCGTCTCCTATCTTTTCGCCGCCGTCACGGGTAAAAATTTCGCCGTGTAAATATTCCGGACTTGACCATAAAACGCCGCCGGCGTCTTTAACGACTTGTAAACCGCGTTCATTATACGCGGGAATTGCATATAAACCGCTTTCTCTTAATTCAAGATCCACGATTAAACCAAGCGCGTTCCCGCTTTCCGGTGGCGCGACTTGACCATTTTGAAAAGGGCTTGTAGCGTGCTGCCAATCGATAATTACCGGATCGGCTTCTTTCCGCTCTTTAAATACCCTTACGATTTCTTTTAAAAGATCTTCATCAATCTCTTTTCCGATTTGATCGCCATTCATTCTTGAAGACACTTGACCCAAGGAAAGAGTTTTAAAAGGTTTACCGATTGTTAAGCCTTCCGGAACTTCATAAGTCGGATTGACTTCGCCTAATAAATTGGCTTCGGCATATGCTCTTAAAGATGATGTTTTTTGATCCGCTTTATTCATTTGATTAACTACCTTTCTTGACCAAGTAAAGCCGGCGTCACCGCCCCAACCATTCCAAGCTTGCCACCCCTTCCCTTTATCCTTCCAAGTAGAGCCGCTCTTATCTACCTCATGTCTAGTAAAATAAGCTAGCATTCTCCGAACGGTTTCCGGACTTAATTCTTTTCCGTTCTTTAGATCACGCGCGCGCGCTATTCCGACCGCGGTCATTCCTCTTTGACTTTCCGGTTTAGTTGATCGAACTTCTAAAGCACGTTTGGCGGCTTCTTGTGCACCTTTCGGCGGCTTAAAATCGATATGGCTATATTTATCCGGAATCGCTAGAAGTTCCGCTTTCTTTTCGGATTCGGATCTTTGAGGGTGACCCTTAGGTAAAAGGTCAAGGTCGGTAGTGTATGATTTTTTCCTTTGGCCGGTTCCTACTAACTTAAGGAACGCTTTAACACGCGCTAAAGCCCATTGAGTCCGACTTGTGACTTGAGGTCTATGTGAAGCCGAAAAAGCACCGGCGCCGCGTCTAAAGACGGCTTTAAGCGTACCTAGATCAACTTTCTTAGATTCGGCCGTATATTTATCATTATGTTCATCACGGTATTTTTCTAGAGTCTTCACCGCGGATTCACTAATTTTGATTCCGCCTCGCGCGCCGCTCGCCGATCCGGCCGGATTCTTTTTAGAACCTTTAATTCGATCCTTTGGCGGCGCCGGCGTTTGCGCTTGGGTTCGCTTCTTTTTGACTCGGATTTTTTTAACCATTTTCGCGGCCTTTTCGATTTGCTAGGATTTCGGCGAAACTTGCCGCTTTACTTTTCATAGATCTTTCAAGCGGTGATCTTTCCGCCAATTCCGGAAGCTCGCCGGCGCCTAATCTTTGGCGGATTGCTCTTTCTAAATCATCATCCGCCGTTAATAATCCGGATTGAACTAAATTGGGAAGCATTCCCAAGGAATCCGCTAAATCATCCGTATCAAGTCCGGTATGTGTTAAGCGCGGTAACTTGGAAGGATCAACGGCGCCAAAATTCCACCGGATCAAGCGGCCGATAGTTCCGCCGCCGCGGCGATCAACTCCGGAAACTTGACCGGCGACAATATCACATAAATTGATAGCGGCTCTTCTAAAGAAAGAATGATGTACTTCGCCTACCGATCTTGATCCGGTATCGCTAATTCCTAGATTAGCAAATTGAGCAAAGAACCCTTGACTAATTTGGTTATCACATTCTTTGATAATATCTAAAGGTCCTTGACTGTAAAGATTTGGAGTGACGCCATAACTATCAAACTTAATAACCGGCGATTCCATCAAATAGGATTGCTCGGTTGCTAAGAATGCTTCGGCTTGATCAATGGCTTCATCATACATTTTATTTAAATCGGAATCCGTCAAACCTTGCATTTCGGCCTCCGATCGATCTATTACGATTTTAGGAGTAGGAAGCGCCCATCTTTCAAGCGCTACACACATTAAGTTACTTGCTCTTTGTTTGGTTCGCCAAAACCACCAAATCGGCCGAAGCATTCCGACCCCTTCAAAGTTTGATCCGGTTCGGTTCAAAGTAAGAAGTAAAAGTTTATTAGCCGGTATAGGTTCCGGCGTATATGTGACGCCTACTTGATTTTGAGTTACACCGTCTAAGTTTTGGCCGTCTCTACTTAACCATTGATTATGGGCGCTCGGTTCGCGGTCCGCGTAATAATCAAGCCAAACCTTAATCTTTCCATCTTTGCAAGGTCCTACTCTATAAATTTCTTCGGCGTATCGATAGCCGATCGGGATAAACTCCAATAAATAAGATAATTGTTCTTCCCAAGGAACCGACATTTGACCGGCGTAACCGTCAAAACCGAAGGCCTCGTTTGCAAAGTTCGCCAATTCTTCGGCGACCGGATCATTTTCAACCCCGGCTTCAAATCGCCATTTAGCACTTAAAAGGGTTTGGCGTAACATATACCAAGAACGCTTAACAATTGGATCGGTAGCTAACATATTTTCGGCTTCATTGATCCAATTCAAGCCGGTCAATTTGGCGTTTTGTTCTTTGCCGGTGATCTTGCCGCCGCTTAATTGGGTTCCGGTTATGCCGCGCGTTCTAAATCGCGGATAAAACGCTTTTAAATGATCCGGTGTTCTTTCGTCTTCTTGATGCATATTCACCCCTTGAAATGAAGTGTAGAGCTATTTTTGAATATAATCAATATACTCTTAATTTTCAATGTATTTTAGGATCTTCTAGTTTAAAGAGATGATCTCTAGTTATAAAGATTGGCGTATGAAGATCAAGTTCAAGTTTTTTGATTTGAGTATAAAAGAA